TAGCGCATCAAGCCCTGATGGCGTGCCGCCCATGCCGCCGCCAAATATGCTGCCAAGATTTGCAAAGTCAAATTGGGTTGCCATTTTTATTCCTTAAAACAATCCAAGCAGTGCGCCAATTGCTGCGCCTGCTTCGCCGCTGACTGAGCCGCCAGTAAGCCCCGCCAATTGAGAGCCAGCCGTAGCACCGCCCAAAATACTAGCGCCGACATTTCGGCTGTATGGAGTCGTTGTACTCCCGCCCAAGGATGCAGGGTTAAAGCCAAGCGCCGACTGACTAATACCCAGCCGCTGGAGATCAACATTGCGCAGTGCATCAAGCTGCTGCTGCGCAAAGGCTTGACGCGCACCGCCAGCACTCATTGCAGCCTGTGCGCCACCAAGGCGCAGGGCTTGCTGCTGTGCGCCAAGGTTGCCCAATTGACCACCCGCGCCAAGCCTGAATTGCGCACCAGCCAAGCCAGTGGACTGATTAAGCGCAGCAGCTTGTTGCTGCCGTGCCAAGTCAGCCGCCTGCAATTGCACAGCCTGATTGAATGCCGACTCGTTAAGCTGAGTGCCAAGAGTGGCGGCCTGCTTGGCAAACCCTTGGTTGGTCAAAGCCTCTGCAACACCTTGGCGCGAACCACCGAATGCACGGGCTTGTGTGGCACGCTCACCTGTATTTTGAATGGCCATGCGTCTTGATGACTCCAGATCATCCAAAGCATTCTGGCGCACTAGGCTGGTGTATGGATTCATGTAGCTGCCAATCGAGCCAGGGCCAGTCATGCCGAGGTTGGCTTGTGCCGCCTGCAATTCGGCAGGCTGGTATGTCCCACTGAGTGCGGCCATCTGGGCAGCGTAGTCGGTGCTGCTAATGCCTGGGCCACCCAAGCCGGTATTGACAAGCTGTTCCTCACCAGCCGTATACAGCGGGTTGTAGCCTGCAAACTGTTGGACGGGCAATGCAGTTGCCACACCTTGAGCCGTTGCTATGTTTGAAAGAAACGCATTCTTGATGTCAGGATCGATTGAGGTCGATGAAGTTGTGCTGCCGCCTTTTGACATTTTATGCCCCTTAACCGAGTAGAGATTTCATTTTTTTGGCAGGAATCTTGCCGGCATTGATCATGCCAAGCAGACCCTCGCCATACTTTTTAACCGCTGATTTTTTGATGACAAACTCGCCAACCTGTAGCAGGCCGTGGCCCTGATCTGGGCCTTTAGGGTCTGGGCCTTTGAGCCGGTTTTTGGTGACTTTGCCCCCCTTGGCGTAGCCATAGGCGCTGTCAAAGGAGCTTGTCCCGCCCATAGATGTGTCGCCCCAACTACCATCTCCACCATAACCACCAGGGCCAGGATCAGCATCAGCAGGTGATCCACCACGCCCAGTGGCTCTAGCATCAGCATCAGCAGCAGCTAGGCCAGCAGGGTCATTAAAGCCAAGACCATAATCATTTAATCCACCGCCATCGCCCTGTATTGATCGGTCTACTTGATTAGCCCTTTGCTGTGCTTCTAAATATGCAAGAGCACCAGCGAAACTAGCTGCATCCCTAGCCGCTGCTGCCTCTCTAGCCGCTGCTGTGTCCTCGTTTAAAGCGGTTTGCATGCTGGTCATGGAAACTGCTGTTGGCGAGGACACATTTATTGCTGCAGTATCTTGTTCTGCCTGCGCTCGCGCCTGCTCTTGCGCCGCTTCGTTCATTGCGTTAATTTCACTTTGCCGGAAAGATTCTCTTGCAGTCTGATAAGCCCGTGGATCAACTCCCATTGAAATCAGACGCTGATCATTTACAAAGCCAGGCTCAAGATATTGTTGCAATTTACCAAGAGATGTATTCCCAAAAATCTTTTGGCCAAATTGAGTTATTGATGCCAAAGTTGGGTTTTCAAGATAAAACGCAGCTTTTTCTGCATCGGTCATGGTCTCCCATGCAGAGGTAAAGTTACCACTCATATCCGTTGTTCCACCAATGCCTCTTGTGGTAGCAGCACCAGGTACATAAGTGGTAGTGCCACCACCACCAGTGCCACCACCAGTGCCACCACCAGTGCCACCACCAGTGCCACCACCACCGCCACCAGTGCCACCACCGCCACCACCGCCACCGCCGCCACCGCCGCCACCACCACCACCGCTATAAGTGCCTGTAGAACTGCCGGTACGGGTAGTGCTGCCAGGCTGCACCCTATAAGACCCCATCGTTCCGTATGGGTTGACAAAAGGCTGAGTCTGCGAGATCAAGTTTCTGTATCGATTTTGAGAACCGCCAATACCAGGCTGGGTCAACAAATACTGCTGATATAACTCTTCCATTGTTGCCATGTCATAGCTCCTTTGCTAGTACAGCCCACTGTGGACTGTAGCCCTCATCCTTTAAAAATGTCTTTGCCCAGCCCTTGCGGCCAGCCAAAGTCACCCGTGTGCAGCCAATTGACTTGCCCCAAGACTCAATCAACGGCTGCATTCTTGAGATTTCATCTAGGTCGCCACCGGCTAAAAAAACATGCATGTTTTTCAGCCTCGGATAGACAATGATTTCTGTCAATATTACCGAGTTTTGGGCTGGCCACAGTTGCAGCCTGTTATCCAAAACCATCTCGGCAACATCATCAAAATAGTGTGTTCCACCAGAGTATTCTAAAGCAGCCTCAACATGATGGCGCAGCCTTTCCAAATGCTCTTGATCGCTCATCTCTTACCGCTGGCCACCGCATCCAGCCGCATCACCCCAATACGCCAATCGGCCAGCACCGCACCCGTCACCTTCATGTTGACCTGCCGGCCAGAAAACCGGACAGAAGTCGGGTTGGCCGCTGTATATGGCCCGAATGTGGACTCCGTACCCGTTGGGTAGAGCCTAGTCTTGAACGACACTACAGCCTCGCCCAAGGTTTGCTCATCGGGTATTACCTCACGAATACTCATAACATTGTCGCCATTGCCAATCTGGATTGGGCCGGACTCTGCAAACAGTGTTGCGCCGTCATAGTTAAACCCGACCTCATGCTCGTTGACCTCGCCAGTCTCATCGACCATTAGCGGCAGCGTGAAGACGCCAGCGTCAGTGCCTGCTAACCGCGCCAATGTGCCGATGGCCCAATGGCCTTCGCGGTAGTTGTAGGTCACATAGGAGTCGTTCTCAGTGCCTGCATTGCTGGGGTAGAACCACCAAATCTCGCCAAACTTGCTGTTATGCACAGCATGAACCTTTGCACGCTGGTCCAAGTTGATATTGTTAAAAACGAAATCGCTGACATCGCAGGGCAATGGCTTGGCGTAGCCGTCATAAATCCAAAAGCCCGATTGGCTCATCCAGATCGCTGCCGTATCAATAGCGGCCACCGCCTGGGCAGAAATCAATCCGCACCCAGAGCCAGCCTTTTCAAACCCGTAAACAAATGGCGCACCCACATATTGCGCTGTATGCACATCCACATCGGTAAACAGCAGGTTGATGCCCTTGACCCTCTTGCCAGCCATCAGGCTGCCGGCAGTGGTCAGTTCATAGTCACCGGCTAAGTTGTCTGTTGCCGGAGTCCACAGAGTATTGTTTTCTTGGTCACACCATTGAACTTTTCTGGGGTTGCCACCAGCGCCAAGTGCAAACAGGAAACGCTCGGCAGTTACAAGAATTGCACTGTTGCCAGTGGGGGCGTTGGTGATTACAGCCGCCAGTGTCGGCGTTGTAAAGCCTAGCTGCCACTCGTAAATCTTGCCATCGGAGTTTGAGCAACCCACCAAGTATTCACCCCAAGTGTCCAAGCTCCAAGTGGTGGCTACATTTGCTGTTCCAGTGTCGGGCCGTGGCACGCCATAAGCAAAACTGCCATAAAGGTTTTGGCCGTAGCCAGTGGTGGATGTGGAATCAATAAAACCAGTTGTAAATCCAGTGGGTGTGATGTCCTTTAAAACGCCCAAAACATCCATCGCAAACAGCTTAGAGTGAGTGCCAAGGCCGATGTAAGAGTCGGCAGAATTGTCACGCCAAGTGATGATCGCCCTGCAAGCGCCGGTCACAGTTGATGCCGACTTCGCCCTCCAGCCGTTGACGGGCCGGAGCGTGTTTTCGTACCAGCGCACAAGGTTGGCATCGTGCCACCGGCCAGCAGATTGGTATTCAGTACCGTTGCGGTAGACGCCTGGGGGCAGTTTGATGGGTATGTACATGATTAGATTGTCGGTAGGTTGGACACAAAGCTCATTGTGACAATGGCTGATGGCACTGCTGGTCTAGTGGGTGAGCTACTGGATGCAAAATGCTCAATGCTGACCCCTACATTTTCTGTCCTCCACATGATCTCTACATAATCATTGGCCGATAAACTTACAAAGAAATTCAGCGCAGCAATTAAATGAGATGGATCACCCGCTCCTTTCCTTGCTGGAGGGTGAAATCTGCTGTTTGAATTATCGATGTTTGTGCCGTTCTTGCGAAACCAAATATCCAAATCTTGGCCGTCATTGGTGGTGTTTTTGAATTGGATGCTAAATTGCAAGTTCCAAATTCCGCTATCGGCTACAGTGATTCTAGAGCCGCTGGCCATCGTCACGCCATTGCTGAAGTCTGTTGTGTTGAATGTGACGGCGTAGGCCGTTGTCGTGTTAGCGGCTACTTGATCTGTTGAGTCTTGAAAAGCACCATACGGGTTGTTCAAAAACTTACCGCCCCTGATGCCAAACAATGCGCCCAGCGTGCTGATCAGGTTTCTAAAGTAGCCGTTCAACGCACCATTGACTTCAGACACATACCGGCGTGCATACACCTCGGGAGCAAAGCCCAAGCTGGGGATCGCTGGGACTTCTAATTGTTGCTTCTTATTGGCCATAGCATGATTATTGATCAGTCAAGATAAAAATAACGCCTTTTCGGCCACTCGGCGTTTGACAAGCCCTGGCAGTACTTTGCCACCGCCCTTAGTCCAAGCCATAAAAGCCTCTGCTGCGCCTTCCCAATCACCTCGGTTGGCCTTCATTCGGATTGTGCTGCGCTGCAAGTTACCTAGCCCAAAATTGAAGGATATAGAGACCAAAGCGTCAAAGCGGCCTTGATGCCCAGCACAATTGGGAACAAGTCGTAAAACACCACGCTCAAAATTTTGTACATCATTTGCGAATAGCGAATTGATTTCTTCTTTTGTCCAAGCACGGTTGTCCTCCGATTGCAATGGATGCTCACTACGGATTAGCCCAGCGTAACCTTCTTTTCTGACCATTGGCAAGTTGATCTGGCCTTGGTACAGCACATGCCCGTACCCAATAGTCCAGATGTTAGCTGGGCACAGGTAGGGTTTACTCCTACAGCCTTCAAAACGATGCATTAAATCAGCACCGGCTTTGCTCAATTTCATTTCTTAGTCCAGCCTCGGGAGCCAAACCAAAATCCAATGATGCCGCCCAGCATGGCCATCTCATCGGGGCTGAAGATGATGTCGGTGTAGCGCAGAACATCGTCCATGCTGGTAATCAGACCAGGGTGCTGCCAGAGATAGAAACACAAAAAGGCATTGATACAGACCAGTTCAATTACAAAAATGTAGGTTATCGTAGGACGGACAGTGCCCACATAGTTGGCCACCCATGTTGACGCTTTTGCCAGAACTGCCTTGTCATGCTCTTGTGCCCCTTGCACCATTCCAGCCTCAGCCTCGGCCATCTTGGCTTCGGTCTGCAAGGCCACCTGCTCTGTGCGAATCTCTTCCACCCGTGCCTGCGCGGCAAACCCCGCAGCGGCCAGTTGAAGTTCACGCTCGGTCTGCATTTGGGCCAGTGCCAATTCATGCTTTTGATCGGCCTTGTTCTGGAAATACTCAAGCAGCTTGGGCAAGCCGGAGATCAACAAACCGCCAAGAGTCGAGAAAAGTGAAAGCATAAAAATTCCTACAGAGGGTTTTTAGAAATTAGGAAGTCAATGATTTGCTTGGAATTATCGGCTGGCAAGATATAAAGAAGGTCTAGCAACCAGTTGATCGCAAGGACAGCAGCGCAGCACTTGATGAAACGATCAATCCCAAGTCGCCAGTCATCGCCAACATCAAACCATTTAAGTAGCGAGAACACATTAAACACACCCTCTTGTTTTTTGGCAAAAGTCTATGAGTTCGTTCACACCAACAAAGGCAAAGAACATCAAAAAGAAAATAATAGCTATGACCAAAACAATCTCGGTCATCTCGTCTGCTTTTTCTTTGGCCTTCTTTTCTTCTGCTTTCAGTGCGCTAATCTCTTTGGCATCGTCTCTGTCCATCTCCGCTTGACGGGCTTTGATCTTGTTCCAGACATCTATCTTGCCAGTCTGCATAAAGAGCATTTTTAGCTCTTCCTCAAAAACTTTAGCCTGATCCAGAGCCATCTCGATCTGGAGAGCCGTCCCCATGTTTGAGCCTTTTTTAGACCGCTTTGCTTCAAGCATAGCTTTTGTGGCTACGCTCTTGGCATCAAACATTTTCCCGATCATCGGAGCCAAGCTGCCTAGATCGTTAGCGACTTTTGCCGCTTTCTTGACTAACGAAATGGCTGACTGAATCCCTGCTAGGGCTGTTAGCGGATCAATCATTGCACCCGCCTACATAAGCAGTTTTTTAAGCATTTCAGCAGCAAAGCCTGGGCCAAGCAGCGTCACAGCAATCAGCGCATAAAGGATGTATTCAATGCGGCTCATGCGCTTGCCGCCTGACTCAAACGATTTCTGGATAGCCTCGTACCGCAGCGCACAAATTTCCTCATGCGTTGCTAGCTTGGCATCGGTTGCGTCTATTTGGCTCATACGCCCAGCTGCTTTCTGATTGCTGTTGCAGAGATAGCTTGAGTAGCTTCATCAAAAGTCTCTTGCTCAATCTTGTAGCCTACATCTCTGCCGTATGTGATATTAGTCACATTGGGCACAAGTTGTATCTCGTACTGCCCTTGGTATAGAGGGTCTAGGTCGCGCTTAATTAGGTCTTTAACTTGATTGGCCGCAAACGGGTTTGAGCCGTTCCAGCCTTGGCAGTCTCTAATCTGGATGACAACCTGACCAGTCTTGGCAATGGCCCTGTCAAACAATGCACGATGGCCTTTGTGCCACGGTTGCCAGCGGCCTAGCATCTGCACGGTTTCTTTCTTCCAGTCGAATGTAGGGCGGGGGCGGTTCTCTAAGATGTGGTTGCCAATGAACTCAGCCCACTTCTCAGCGTTCTGCTCCGTTACCCTGAAGTCATACTGCTCTGGAGGAATAAACGCCTTGTTGGTGTCATCAAACCGGCCTTGGTCAATGGTGTCCATCCAGACAGTCCAGTCGGCCTTAAAGTTGTTACGCATCTCCACAAGGGGGGCAACAAAGTCACAGATGACAAAATCACCAGATGACTTCAGCGCAAACTCTGCCATACGCAAGGACTGGCGAATGCGGCCCTCTTTGGAAAAATCCCAGTCATTAAAGCGTTTGCGAATTTCGTCTGCGTTAAACCAATCAACTTTGCTAGTGTATGCAATGGGTGGCAATTCCAAATTCAGCATTCGATCTAGCGGCATCGTGTTGACATTGGAGTTTTCCTCAAGGTACTTCTTGAGTGCCGTAGCGAGAAAAGTTTTGCCCGAACCAGGCAACCCCATAATCAATATTTTTTTCATTACTTGACCTTGTACAGAGTTTTGATCGCAAAGTCTGGAGCTGGAGTGCGCCAGAAATCTTTTCCAGCGTACTTTTCCCACACCGACTTCGGAAGTATAGACGGGCGCTCTTGCCAAGTCACTTCTTTCCTGACTGTGTGCAGGCTTTTCATGTTCAAGGCTTTGTCAAACACTTCGTTTTCGTA